TCTAAATTTATATCCTCTTCATCGATTAAGATTTCGTTTAAGTCTTCCGCCTCAACAATTGGGGTTAAGCCCCCAACTAATCCTGACACCATTGCCTTTGCAGATTCTTGTGGATTCTCTAAGACAAAGGCCGCCAATTCGGCTGAATTTTCATACCTATGATTTAACGCATCAAACTCAATTGACGAGTTTACATAATCTAACACATCAGAATCATCGGCCTCATCCAATAAAAGTTTATCTTTTAAAAACTTCCCGCCCTTATATATAAACTCTCCACCACTAGCGGCTCGGGCATACCCCTCCCCCATTCCAGCAACCAAAGAATCCTGTGCATAGTCCATAGCGGCTGCTTTAACTCGACCACGGGCATCCTTATTCTTCGAGTAAAAAGGCATCCCTGTTCGCTTTAGAGCTTCAGTAACTGGATCGAAGTCTAATTTATCTTCTGTATTATCTAGGAATCCAAAAAGATATTTACCCGCCTCCCGAAATTGATCTACATTCTCAGTTTTATCATAGGGGACTGCTTTATCAGGAAGTCTTAGTAATTTTTCAAACGGTCCACCCGTTACACCAAAAGGATCAAAACCTAATAACGGGCTGATGTTTCCACCAGTTAAAGTTTTAGATATTTGTAAACCACGCAGTACAGCTTTTCCTCCTAAGTCGAGTAAGCCGTCAATTATACCAGGTTGTTCCTGTTGACCTTCTACAGGTTTAGGCTCACTAAAGTATCCATTTTTATAGGCAGAAATCTTCTCCTCATCTGTCAACTGAGATAGTCCAAAAGGTCGAACTTGTTGCTGAACTACCTCCCAAAAATCTTTCTCTGTAGGTGGGGGTAAATCGTCCGGTCCTTCAAGGACGATGTTTCCAATTTGTGGAATACGAGGGTGAGAGATTTCGTACTCAGCCATATCTATCTTGTTTTGATTTGAAATCCCCCTGAAGTTTGTGAACCTTGACTTGGTTGAGGGTTACCCCCACGAACTCCTGGTCGATTGGGTTGAGCTTTAGGTGGGGGGGGTGAGCTATTTATGCTAGGACCGAAATGTTCATACAAATCCTGTGTAATGTCATTTGCTGGATCGTTAAGCCAATCCATTGCCATCTGAACTCGTTCCTGTGGTAGCATTCCCTCTTTCTTCAGCCCTTGAATGTATTTATTTAATTTAACATCTCGATCTGCTCGTTTTTGAGCATATTCAAGCATCAGTCTATTACCTAGCTTAGTATTAACCATCGATGGACTCATGGCTGTGAAAAGATCCATTTCTTTTTCCGAGATTGATCCCTTTGTTTGTGAGATTGCTTTGAATACAAATTCACCACTTAACTGAGTAAATTTTTCAGCGTTGGCCAATTGCTCCTTTTCTTCATCTGTAAAATCATATCCTGCTGACATTGCATATTTTTTAAGTGTGTTTTTAAAGTTTGAAAGGCCACCTGTGTCATCCACTTTATCTAATGTGCTTAACATGGTGTTAACTGTCTGTAGAGTATTTGTACCAGTAATTGCTCTCTCCCTCCAAGCGGTCTCTGTATCCATCGCTTGATTGTCTTCTTTTGTGTCGATATTTGTTCGCCTTACATCTCTTGGATCAGGGATTCTTGGGGGCTGAGTAGGTGCTATTCCTACAGTCTTACCAGGACTTCCGTCAGGGTTTTGTAGTGCGATAACATTCTGCCCTGTTTCCGGGTCATTGATAGTCATCGTCTTACCTGTGCCTTTAGAGGCTTCAGCTTCTGCCTGCCTAAGTGCCTCCATACGAGCTACAGATAATTTAGGATCAAGTCCTTCTCTGCTGGCAAATCGTCCAAAGTCCTGAGGTCCAAGACTAGATACCGGTACTTGGTTCTGTGGATCTTCTAGCTGTGCCTGCATGAAGCGATTACGGGCATCGCCATTACCAAGTGCTTGCAGTCCAGGCATAGCGATGTCCGCCTGACGCTGTGCCTGTGGGCTGGCAGTCTGTGACATCAGGGACTGCATGAATTGGTTCTCTGACATCCGATTCTCTTCCTCCAACTCGTCTGCCGTTTTCTGTCTAGCCATGCCCTGCCGAATGTTTTCCTTTTGCAAGTCTTGGAGATTTTTCGCTTGTTTAAATTGATCAAGTTGCAAGTCGTAAGTCCGATCTGCATTCATTTTATTAATAAACTGATTGGCTAGGTCTTTGTCATTCTTAGCGGCATCTGCTACCTCCTCGGACATACCTAATTTTAAGTATGCTTGCTTGAGTTGTTCCTTCTCTTGTTTGTCTTTTTTCTTCTGATAGAACTTATCAACGATTCCACCTAGTGCCTGCCCAAATGCTAGATTCGCCTGTGCCTGTGCTTGTCCCGCTTTTTGAATGGGACTGAAGTCTGCCCTTAATAAACCCGCCTGAACTGTGTCTCCTATTGCCATGATATTAAAATAATTTGTATCCGCCTGAACTCATAGTGTTTCCACCCCCGCCTCGATATGTACTTATCCCTTGTCCGAAATTTTGGTTTTGATTAACTCCCGATTGTCCCAGCTAACCTTTACTTAAAAAGCCTCCAAGTGCTGATCCTATACCACTCATTAATCCACCAGCCGCACCTGCGGCCGCTTGTTCTTTTGCCGCATAAGTATTTGCCAGGTAATTCGCACGATTTGCATATTCGGCCATTCCGATATTAACTCCAGCATCGGGATTAATTCGTGTAACCTGTTCCTGTGGAATGCCGAACATTGCGGCTCGCTGGCCATAGCCTTGTTGAACAAAGTTCTGTCCACCACCAGTAAGCATTCTAGGATTGTATGATGTTGCCTGGTTTCCTCGCATGGCATAACTCCCAAGCGATTGTGCCTGGTTTCTGCTATCTTTAATTATATCCCTTAGATAATCCTCTCGGCTCATTGCTTCGGCGGCAATACCTGCATTATCCATTTCTCGCCCTCTTGAGACCAAGCCTTCACGGGCAGACTGAGTTGCCCGTCTGCGCATCTCCGGTGATAAGTCAGTTATCTGAGACTCACGAAATGCATCATTGGCCATTTGATTTGCCTGCTCGACTCGGGCTTGCATGAGGGGATCGGATGATCGAATAGCCTGAGTCATGTCTGACCCGAATCGATTCATTAGGGAGATATCAGACCCCGCTTGGCGCTCTGCCATTTGGGAGCCAAACTCCTGTGATCGCATTGCCTGATCCTCGGCAAGTTGTGCCATTGGATCGGCCGCTCTTCGAGCTAGGCTAAGTTGCAAGTCCTGGTACTGTGGATCGTATTGTTGGCGAGTTTGCAGTAATTTATTCTGCAAGGCTGGATCGGACATTGCATTTACATACTCCCGAGCCGATCCTCCCACATCGAATTTCTCTAAGGCAGGTGCATCTTTTCCACCGCCAAATAATTTATTAAGAAAGAATGATGGGACTCCTGACGAGTTTACAGGTACACCCGCACCGCCTTTTGATTTTAATAGTTTGGCTTCCTTATCATTAATATAAGCTAATTTCTCACCTTCCGGTGCGGCCATGTTTAGTACCGTAGCGGCTTGTTTAAGTGGGTCTTCGGGAGCATAAGACATTATACCCGAGTTTGTCATCTGACCACTTGCACCTGAACGATTAAGGATTTCTCGTTCCATTGGATTTATATAGGCCAATGATTCGCCTTCGGGTGCTTGTGTGTTAAAGTCATCCATTGCCTTGTCGAAACCAGGGTCTTTAGTTTCTGTGGATGTAAAAATAATTCCGTCCGAAGTTACCTGTTGGCCTCGATCATTAGTCCATGTCTTTGCCTTGCCTGCATTTAATAATCGTTCGACCAATCCATAATCATCGTAATCGGTGTAAAGCGGTACAAAATTCCATAAATTCATAATTCGATTAGGTTTTAATGATGTAATTTAAAATGATTGTGGGCTGGACATTGTTGTGTGCTGAAGATGCGTCTTGTGCGGCAACTGTCCCTGTGCTTGTGTACCTCCCTCCAGTTGACCCCCCTGATAAACTTTCGACAGGTCCTGATAAATTAGGTCCACTAAGACCTTGCGTATGACTGTGAGCGGGTAGACCCGATTCTGCGGCTGTTAGGAGATGGTCTTCTAGTCCGCCGGATGCTCCTAAATTGTCTCCATTTATTCCACTTTTTGCCGTGGTTAAACGATCAGCAGATGTGCCACTCATATTATCCCGACCAGCGATAACTCTACCCTGTAAATCAGGAACTCGAAAAAATCCAGTAGTCTCTCCTCCCGTATTATAAGTTAAACCAATCGTACTGAATAAACTAGAGTGAGTACCTGTTTGGTCGTACTCATTTCCGTCACAGAATAAATAACCTGTTGGGGCAGATGAACCCGCATAAGGCAAAATCGATCCTGTTGGCATAAGTACGCTCACCGCCGCACTATTCAGCTTGGCCGCTGTAACTGAGTTGTCCTTGATGTGGTCTGTTCCGACTGCACGATTGGCATCTACAGAAACATCGCTGGCTAACTCGTTTGAGCCGATGCCATTGCTTGGTACTTTGAGTTTACCATCACCTCCCGGTACTCCATAGTTGCTGTTGTTCGCAATTATTGTTGCTCCATCTGCTGGTTCGTTAAAATTTGCAAGGTCCACAATGTCTTGCAGTTTTTGTGCGGTTACTTGATCGCCTGATGCGAAAGATTGTCCTCTTGATAATATAGCCATGATTTTACCTTATGAAATAGATGTGGTTGATCGGTCAGTTATTCGAGCATCCACTTTAACTGCACGAATGTATGGGCGACCTAAGAATGGTTTAATGTCTGCCTGAACTCCAAAGCCTCTCTTATTAACTCGAAGCCTTAGAGAGGCATCCTCCGAGTCGGCAAGTGTGCTTCCAAGCAAGGTTGAGGCGTTAATTGATGCGGTAGTGGAGTCAGGTTCCTCGGTTATAAATTCGATAGCACTATCGGTCTGAGAGTTATTAGATTTCATCTGAATCTCGGACCGGCTAAATACTTTTCGGTCCATACTATCAGCATCAAATTGGCGGGAAGTTAGCTGGCTTATTACAGGAATTGTTTCAGCAGATGCCTGGCCAGGTGTAACCGATACAACATCTCCGCCCTCAACTGCATCTACCTTATGAACTCCTCCTTCTTCGGTGGTTATGTACAGGGCATTTTGTGCGCCTTCCCGAGCTACTATTAATTCCCGAATTGCAAAGTCTATCGAGTTTACAGAGTCAATGCTCTCAAACCCGCCATTAATAAAATTAAATATTATAATGGTATTCAACTTCCTACCATTGCCATTACCTGGAGCAGAATCCAAGGGCAAAGCGATCCAGTATCTGTTATTAAAATAAACTGCACAGGACAGGTGAGCATAGTCCTGATTTATTCGATCTATGTAGGGCTGAATTGTTTCTGATATTGGTGTGCCTGTTCCTCGTAAATTATAAGCGTCTAGGAACTCAACCGAGTATATACCTTGGTCGGATAAGAATAGAATTTTGTTTGCTACCTGGACGATAGATTTCCGAGCAGATGCTCCTATTTCATTGGTTACCACATTTGTGGATACATCAGATAAAGATCCACTTACCCCTGTGAGCAGATGAATCGATTTACGATTGAATGCGACTATGCTATCTTGTGTAAAAGGCTGGAGTCCTACCAAGTAATCGCTCTTGCCAGCAGATACTCGGAATTGATTTCCGATGATGTCGAATGTGTCTGAATCGAATATATCAGATGCCGCTAATTCGTCCCTAATTTCTCGGTCCACGGGGTTTGTGTCGGAGGTATACCAGTATGGAACCCATAGCCTACGCTGGTGAAATTCTCCCCAAGGGGCGGCTGGCATATGTACGAAGCCTTT